CGGGGCTTATGACTCAAGATGGTTGTACATGACAGTCTGCTGACTGTTAAATAATACAGCCTTTATTGAGTCCGCTTTGCTTCGGAGGGTCTCTGATAATCGTAGACAAGTTAAATATTCTAAATTATTTATATCTACGATATCACCAGTCGTTGAGAAGAGACATGGCATCAAGTTGTGAATGACCGCCAGGAAATTGTCAATATGTATATGGCGGTCCTGTGCCTTTCCCTTCCACAGAGCTTTGAGCTCTTGGATAGAGGGGGCTTTCCAAATCTTCTTCCTTAATCGGTAGAAGGTTTGAAGTCTAACTTGATGGAACATTGCTTTAACTTTATTTGTTACTTTTTCAAGCGGAGGAAAGACCTCTGCTGTGAGTGTTCCCTTTAGAGTCATGATTCTCTTCTCGAATCTACTACATAATGCTCGTGCATCGCTTAGCTTGACGGCGTTGCCATCATTGTGGTCAGAGGAGAGATAGTCGAGAAGGGTGTTCGACCTGAGTTTATCATAACAGGTCGGGCGTCTTGCGTCTTCTGGTCTAATTTGACTATTTCTCTTTCTCTCATGATATAGTGCTTTTGTAATGACATTCATTTTCCTAGATATTTTGATGGGATGAGGGAGACCTAGACCACCAATTTCAATTGGTTGATATAGATCTAGTCCAGTTCTCTTGAATCTCTTTATAATAGAGGAATGTCTGTGATATAAGCACTCTAGCGCCTTTCTGCGTAGCGCTTTTCCAGTGTTGTGCTCTCTTCTAGATATGTTTTGAGCGCACTGGGGAAGTGTTGCCCATTTTGGCATATTCTCATTTGCTATTCTACCGTCTATAAATAGCTCCTTCGCAATTATAATTTGCGAATGCTTCAAGGTCTCGTAGGAGGTTATAGATTTGGTAGTTAAATTCGGTCTTCTATAACTGAGGGAAGTTTCTTCCTTTAATGAGTATGTTTCACCTGAGTAGAAGGAGTTTTTGGTGGGAAGTATAATTCTTTGACCAGCTTTAGCGGAAGCTAACCTGGATGATTCAAAGTACTTCTCATCATCTTCTCCAACTACTAAGTTGGAATATGCCTCAGGGAAGGCCGTGAGAATACGAGGGTCCTCTTTAAATCGTAAGTAATTAAATAGATCTTTAATTTCTTTGAGGAACCTTCGGATGGATGTGCCATGGTTGGAATTCAGAAGGGTTCTAGCTATGATTTCATAGTCATGAGTGAAATAGGTTGTTCCTTTGAAGAGAGTATAGACTCTCTTCTTTGTCTGCCTATTTGAAACCACAGTGATAAAAGCCTTTTCTGGACCGGGAAGAAGAAGATCTAGCCGCCCATAAGACCCAACCTCATCAAGGAATCGAAGTATAAGTTCTTGGTGAGTCTTGTTGTCGGGGGGTAATGTAGGATCTTGTAAAGGAAAGTATGGAACATATCTTTCGTATAAATGTTCAGCTTCGAGATTTATTCCACTATCATCGTTAATTTTAGAAGCTTCCTTTCCTCCATAAGCGAGTGACGGATATAACATTAGTAAGTCACTCCCAACTTTCTGGTCTTGAATTCGCTGTGCACGGGCATCGGGGACAAATGATTTTTCTATGAAAACTTCATGCAGAATATTGTCTACGTACTCAAAAGACCCCTGGGCAATGCGCGATAATTTTGACAATTCAAAGTCGCAATTGGAATCCAGGATTCTTTTCATTAGATTATTTTGGTGTTCCTCCTTAATGTGAAGGAGGTTAACATTTGAGTGCATAGGGTCCTTTCTATTTTTATTAAGGACTATGAAGTTTTCGACAAATATCCCTCCAATAGATGATATGATTGTCTTCTGTTTGTTGATTACCAGGCCCATTAGGCTTATGAGCTTTTCGTATAGTAATATTTGATTTGGTTTACCAACAAACAGGATATCATCTCCACAAATGCCTACTCTTCTTTTAATATATTTATAGAGAGGCATTCGGAGGTCATTTGTCACGTCAACCGGAAAGAGAGAATAGTGGTAGGCGAATAATTGAAGTATGTTGAGGAGGGGCCATGCCATGGGTAAGCCCATTGGTACGCCTCTGGTTAATTTAACTTTTCTCAAGTATCCATTTACTTCAATTTCTATAGTAGCCTTGCCGCAGCATCGTCGTGCTATATCACGTTCGGTTCTATTCCACCTGAGACCCGCGCTGATCGCGTTTATTAGAGTTCTAGCAATGTCATGGGGAATATAATCAGATGCTGAGGAGAGATCGCCTGAGTATACTAATTCATCGGGATCTCCACTAATATCTCCTTTCATGTGAGAAAGAGGATTGCCTGAGATTGAACTTCTTATTGAAGGAACAGCTTTAAGAGCTGTGAGTAACTGTTCGTTCAATCTCTTTCCTAAGAGAACTAGGTGTGCTGGACTTTTAGTTATAATTCTAACTTTTCCAGGAGTACAAACAGTCTCCGGAATCAGTCTAGCAGTTCCTTCATGGAATTCTCTTAGGGCAGTTGGGAACATAGATGCGAAGAGCTTATCAGTTTCTTCGTTTTCGTTTTTATTAACATAGTCTTTAAGTTCCCACTCTTCCTCCAGGTTGGCAAATCTTTTCTTCTGTTCGTACCCAGAGAGGCTTGAGGGGGCATGGGGCCAAAGATCACGTGTTTTTGTTTTAGTTTTTTCAATTTTTGTGATCGAGGCTTCAAGCTTCCTTAGTTTTTGGATTTCCTCTCTCGCTCCTTTGGGTAAGGCGCCTTTCACAACGTGCTCGACCTCTATTTGTTTGATTCTTTCTCGGATGGACTCCTGCGAAGTGATGAACTTCGTGTCGGAGAGGTTGAAATTCAAATCTGAGTTAGAATCGGTTGAGACGTTGGGTACAGGGATTTGTTGTTTTTCGGCAATTTCCCTGTAGTATCCAAGAGTACCGCCTTTTGCTCTTGATCTCTCAATACAAGCGTTCGACGACGGTATGGAAGCTGAAAGTCTATATGTCTTTTCTCTCAGTTCCATCGTCAGCCGTGCGCGCGTCATCATGGTCTTAGTGAATCTGTGAATTTCATTAAGTAACCATTTTGGCGTGGTCTTAGGCCTTGTTTGGGAGACGATTGCAAGCCATGCTTCTATCTTATCTGACCGTTCCTCTTTCGTCAATTTTGGAACGGGTAAGGCTCTTCCTATTGTGCTTGCGTCCATCTTTTGGATGGATGTAATACCCATTAGGTTGAGTAATTTCATAATGGGTTTGTATTTTAAAGCTGTTTTAGTAGGGGTTAATACGTTAACTCTGAGCTGGAATGCAAGCTCTTTTATGAATTTAGAAGGATCAGAAGAATTGTCCCTTAGAGTGCAAAGTAACTTGATATAGAGATGAGCAAGATATGTTCTTTGCACTGCCAGCTTATTGCACTTGACTTCTAAGAAGAAGTGCATATACACCATCTCGTTAATAAGCTGCGCATATGTATGTAGATTACGACTCTTTTTGACGTCTAAGTAGTAATTAATAATTTCTACACTGCCTAGATTGCCTTGTTTTTCTTTGGAGAAGAAGGCATATAGGCCAGATAGCGTCACCCGTAACGAAACGGAGG